AAAATTTGCTGCGCTGGTTCGGGCTACGAAATTTTACGAAACGATCCTGCGACAGAAATACCGTTCGCGCATTTTTGCCCTAGCCCTGAGCCCCATCAGTTTTTCGGTCTGTCAGTTGCAGACATCACGATGGATATTCAGAGAATTAAATCGTCAGTCCTTCGAGCTTCTCTCGACTCCCTTGCAATGAGCACCCACCCACGGGTTGGTGTAGTGGAAGGCCAGGCGAATTTGGCTGACGTGATGTCTGTCGAAGCTGGCGGCATCATTCGCATGAGGAACCCAGGTGCGGTGCAGCCGTTCTTGCTGCCATATGTCGGGCGAGACGCATTCCCTATGCTTGAGTATCTGGACAAGGTCCGAGAGGACCGAACAGGCATGAGTCGAGCTGCCGCAGGGTTAAATCCTGAGCAGTTGCAATCCAGCACTCTCGCAGCGGTCACGCAAACAATTAACGCAGCACAGCAGCGAATCGAGATGATCGCTCGACTGTTTGCGGACAACGGAATGGCCAGGCTCTACAAGGGTCTGTTAAAACTCGCGCATGAAAATGTAGACGAGACTCAAATGATTCGTTTGCGAAACCAATTCGTGCCTGTTCAACCCGACCAGTTCAGCGTAGACATGGACGTGGTCACTAACGTTTCCCTTGGCGCCGGTAGCAGCCAGGAACGGTTAATGCTCTTGGGCCAAATCGCTGGCATTCAAAAAGACCTGCTCGAAAAGCTGGGCCCAGAGAATCCTATTGTGTCCGCCCAAAATTATTACAACACCCTGGTCAGCACTTTAGAGCTCGGAGGCATAAAAGACGTTAACAGGTATTTCAATGATCCAGCTCAGTATCAGCCACCAGAACCAACTGGCCCCCCTGAGAAAGATATTAATGAGCGATTGATCGAGACACAGATGTACGAAATTGAGTCCAATATTCAGAAGAAGCTTGCTGATATCGAATTAGAGAGGGAGCGAATGTTTCTTGAAAATGATCGTCGTCGTGATGAGTCCGAGGCAAATATTGTATTAAAGGCTGCGGAAATCAGTGCGAGATTTGGTGCTCAAGTGGATGTCGCTGAAATCAAATCAAATAGCGACAGGGATAGAGAGCTCGTTAAGAACTTAGTTAACCAGCAACAGCAGGGGCCACAAGATGGTCAGTTCTGAACAGCAGTATTTGATTTCTCTACAAAGATTCTTTGATGACGAAAATTTTGACGAGATGGTTTCTCGCACAAAGTTTCGTCTTTTTGAAGATTGGCAGCGAGCTCGGAAGCTAGACGACCGGGAGCGCATTTTTGCAAAACTGGATTCCTTAGAAGAACTCTGCAATCACCTGCGGGCTGCGGCGGACACATTGGGATTCGAGAAGCAGAAGGGAATTATTGAATGAGTGATAAAATAGTAGAGAGCCTCCATCCCACATCTGGGATAAGTGAGGTCGAAGCACAAAATGAATTACTGAAATTGTTGACTCCTCCAGAGGAACAAATCGACGACGAAGAATTCGCAGACGAGTCCACTGAGGTGGGCGAGGCATCAGAAACTGATGATATCGATGAAACCGATACGGACATCGATGACGAAGAAGAAGAAGCCGAGCTGCTTGAAGACGAGGAAGACTTTGAAGATGAGGAAGAGGATACAGCCGAAACATTCACTATTAAAGTTAATGGTGAATCTGTGGACGTTGATCTTTCTGAGCTCAAAAACGGTTACTCGCGAACAGCAGATTACACACGCAAAAGCCAGGCATTAAGCGAAGAGCGAAAGTCGTTCCAGCAAGACAAAGATGCCGTAGGCTTAGAGAGACAGCAATATTCGCAGTTACTTAGCGCCTTGCAGTCTCAGTTAGGAGCATTCGATGAAGAGGCTCCAGATTTTGATCGTCTTTACGAGGATGACCCAATCGCAGCCCATCGAGAAGAACGGAAATGGAACCAGAAGCAGCAAAAGCGGCATGAAAAGCTGGTTGCGATAGATGCGGAGCAAAACCGGGTAGCGGAGGCAATGCAAGTAGAGCAGCAAGAACAAATGCAGGTGATGCTTAACCAAGAAGTATCCAGGCTGGGCGAATTAATCCCTAGCTGGAAAGACGAGACAGTTGCTAAGAAAGAGTCCGACGAGTTGCGTGACTACCTGGCCGAGCAAGGGATCTCTGAAAATGAAATGGGAGCTCTCGTAAGAGCGTCGCATATTCAGGTACTTCGGAAAGCAATGCTTTACGACAAGGGCACCCAGCGCGTTAAAAAAGCGTCAAAGGCCCGTCGAACCAATTCTGTTCGACCCGGCGCTAGAAGCAGCCAGGTGAACTCGAGCTCCAAGGGGCAAAAAGCCCAACGCGCACGTCTTGCGAAGAGCGGGAAAGTGGCAGATGCCACTGCCCTTATAGAATCGATGTTATGACTTTTTGGAGTTAACAAATTATGGCTATAATCGCCAACACAAGTACAAGATATTCAGTTACGGGCATTAGAGAATCGCTAAGCGATATCATCTATAACATTAGCCCTTCGACCACGCCTTTTTTAAGTAATTTATCTAAGAAAAGGTCTGTAAGAAATACCTTTTTCGAATGGCAAAGCGACTCACTTTCAAGTGCCTCCGCAAATAGTCAGCTCGATGGAGACGATATCTCAGCGTTTCCCGCCCTGGCACAAACTGCAAGGCTTGGCAATTACACGCAAATCATGCGTAAAGTGGGAATCATTGCAGACAACTTGAATGGTGCAATAGACGAAGCTGGTCGGCGTTCAGAATTGGCGTACCAAATCACGAAAGCTGGTAACGAGCTCAAGCGAGATGTTGAATTCAACATGTGCGGCGTCAACACTGCTGCGAACGCTGGTGCTGCTGGTACTGCGCGAGTTACTGCGTCGTTATCTGCTTTTATCAGGACAAACTCAAGCCGGGGTACTGGCGGTGCTAACCCTACAGTTGCAAACGGTGTCGTTAACGCAGCGGCAACCGATTCTTCGAATGCTAATCTTCGAGCCGCAACGGAAGTTTTGTTGAAGCCAGTGATTCAGGCAGTCTGGGGCCAGGGCGGAGATCCTAAGTTTCTTCTCGTTGGACCGCACGTCAAAGGAGTCGTTAGCGGATTTGCTGGTATTGCAGCTCAGCGTTATATGGCGCCAAGTGACTCCCCCACTACAATCGTTGGGGCCGCAGATGTCTATATGAGCGATTTTGGTTCACTTTCTATCGTCCCGTCTAGGTTTTCACGACCCAGAGACGCTTATATAATAGACCCAGACTTGATAGAGATAGCCACCTTGCGCCCTATGCAAAACGTTAGCTTGGCAAAGACCGGAGACGCCGATAAATTTATGATTCTCACAGAGTTGGGCTTGCAAGTTAACAATGAAGCTGGCCTCGGCGTACTTGCCGACTTAGTCTTTTCATAATGGGTGATGAGCGACGGGTTCTGGATTTCGATCCGGCAAGTGGAATCAAGAATAACTTTATTTTTGAGGCGGGAGAAAAACCGTCTCAGGATAATTTTACAATTGAGACTACTCAGGACGTCACAGAGATAATTAAGAAAAATAAATTATCACTGAACGAGGTTGATAAGAGAGCTGCTTGGGGCGAATGGTCCAAGATAGCTAGTCTGCCGCTCACCATTTACTACGACCTAAAAGCTAGGGGCGTGCTTGATGATAAGCGCGCCTTTAGCAAATGGTTAAATGATCCAGACAATAAATATTTTCGTACCAGGGGTGGAAGGATCTAATGGCAATTAGCACGTATTCTGAACTGAAGAGTGCTGTTGCAGATTGGTTGAACCGCACAGATTTAACAGCGGTTATTCCGAGCTTTATTGAATTGGCCGAGGCCGATCTAACGAGAAACTTACGTCACCGTAAAATGATCGTTAGAGCCGACGCCAATCTCAATGCCGAATATACTCAGACCCCGGCTGATTGGTTTCAAACACAAACTCTGATCTTAGAAACGAATCCTGTTACGCAGTTGGAGTACCTTGCACCAGAAGCATTAAATGCTAAACGTGCCAGCTCCTCGGCGGTCGGCAAACCTCTTTTCTATACGATGATCGGCACTGAGATTCAGTGCTACCCAGTGCCTGATTCGACCTACGTGGCCGAGATTGTTTACTACTCGGAGATTCCGTCGTTGTCGGACAGCAATCCAACGAACTGGTTGTTGTCCCTGGCGCCGGACATTTATTTGTACAGTACCCTTTTGCAATCGGCGCCATATCTACAAGACGACGCTCGACTAGCAACTTGGGCAGCGTTATACACCAAGAAAATGGCTGACATAGAAATATCTGATCAGCGAACAAGCGGACAATCTGGCGTGAGAATGCGCGCCGCAGCGTTGGAGTAAAAGATGGCTTTTTCAAATTATCTGGCCGGTGAAATTTTAGACGATGTTTTTTCCGGTAACGCATACACAGTGCCGTCAACGTTTTACCTGGCGCTTTATAC